TGGCAATCTGTATATAAACTAGATAGATCTTTCTTTGAAGAGTATGGTGTCATTATAGGTGATGAGGCGCATTTATTCAAGTCTAAGTCTCTAATACAGATCATGACCAAACTTCATCATGCCAAGTATAGGTTTGGATTCACTGGTACTTTAGACGGCACACAGACGCATAAGTGGGTGTTAGAGGGACTGTTTGGACCATCATATAAAGTGACAAGAACTGATGAGTTGATGAGACAAGGACATCTTTCTCAACTTGATATTCAGTGTCTTGTACTTAAACATCCTCCACAAAATTTTGATGTATATGAGGATGAGATACAGTATTTAATAGGTCATGAACAACGTAATAATTTTATTAAAAATTTAACACTTGATCTTAAAGGTAACTCATTGGTTCTTTTTCAAAGAGTAGAATCCCATGGTGCTATACTCTATGATAAGATAAATAAGAATAAGGGTGACAACCGTAAGGTATTTTTTATACATGGAGGTGTAAATGCCGAAGAAAGAGAATTGGTGCGAGAGATAACTGAAAGAGAATCTAACGCAATTATTGTTGCATCCTATGGAACTTTTTCTACAGGCATCAATATTAAAAATCTCCATAATGTTATCTTTGCCTCTCCAAGTAAATCAAGAATCCGTAATCTTCAAAGTATTGGACGAGTTCTTAGAAAAGGAAAAGATAAAGTAAAAGCAACTCTGTATGATATATCAGATGATTGCTCTACAAAAAACAGAAGAAATTACACACTGAATCATTTTATAGAAAGAATCAAAACATATAATGAAGAAAACTTTAACTATGAAATAATTACTATTCAATTAAAGATATGATAGAAGACGATTTTTACTGCACACTCAAACTAAAATCAGGCGAAGAGATCTTTGCAAAAGTAGCTGCATCTGAAGAGAGTGATAGAACTATGCTATTAGTTTCACATCCAATTGTTGTTGGTGAAATTAAAAGTAAAATTGGAGTTGTTGGATATAAAATAGAACCATGGTTAAAAACCACAACAGATGACATGTTTATTCTCAATATGAATGATGTCTTAACAATGTCCGAATCGTCTGATATTGAAATGATAATGATGTATCAAGATTACATAAGAACAGCAAATAAACCAAAAGGAAATAATTCAACTATAGATCGTAAGATGGGCCGCTTAGGCAATATAAACGATGTAAAAGAGATTTTAGAGAAGATATTTAAGAGTACCTAAGCCATTCCTATGAACCCTAACAGAGTTATTCTATAGGACATTTGAATACTTGTCAAGTATATCTAAAGATGTTATAATTTATAGATAATATGAGATATTTTTATGATTCAACCAGGCATGACAAAAAGAAAAAGATCGGAACATTACGTCAATAATAAAGAGTTCCTTGCTGCTCTGATTGAGTATAGAACATTAGTTGAAATTGCTTATAGAAAAAAGTTTGGAGAGATCCTTTCTGAACAAGATAAATCAGAGAGAGCAAGAAGGTTTGATACAAAACCACCTATTCCAAGATATGTTGGTGAGTGTTTTCTGAAGATTGCAAATCATCTATCATTCAAACCAAACTTCGTCAATTACATGTTTAAGGAAGACATGATCTCTGACGGAATTGAGAACTGCGTTCAGTACATACATAACTTTAACCCAGAGAAATCCCAGAATCCCTTTGCGTATTTCACTCAGATTATTCATTATGCTTTTTTGCGTCGTATTCAGCGAGAAAAAAGACAGTTAGAAATCAAGAACAAGATCATCGAACGGTCTGGTTACAGTGAGGTGTTTGACGGCAACAACACCCTTGACGGATCTAACTACTCCGAATATAATAGTATCAAAGATGCAGTGCATTCCAAACTCCGTAATTAATGAAAGTTGCAATCATTACAGATCAACACTTTGGTGCTCGCAAGAACTCTAAGTTATTCCACGACTATTTTCTAAAGTTCTATAATGATATTTTCTTTCCATACTTGGAAGAGAATGATATCAAAGTGGTGATTGATATGGGAGATACCTTTGATAGTCGTAAAGGTATTGATTTCTCTGCACTAGCATGGGCAAAGAATAATTACTACGATAGATTGCAGGACATGGGAATCCGTGTTCATACTATCGTTGGTAATCATACTGCATACTATAAAAATACTAATGAGGTCAATGCTGTTGATCTACTTCTGCGTGAGTATGACAATGTTATAGTTTATTCAGAAACAACTGAAGTTGAGATAGATAATCGCAATATACTTTTCATTCCCTGGATTAATCAGGACAATGAGGAAAAGACTTTTAAAGTTATTAAAAATTCAAATAGTAAGTGTGCGATGGGGCACCTTGAACTCTCAGGATTCAGAGCTCATAGAGGTGTCGTCATGGAGAATGGTCATGCAAGCGAGTTATATTCAAACTTCGAGAAGGTCTTCTCCGGACACTATCACACTCGATCAGATGATGGACGAATCTATTACCTGGGTAATCCCTATGAGATGTTCTGGAACGATGTAAATGATACTCGTGGATTTCACATCTTTGATACAGAAACTCTGGAACATAATCCAGTAAACAATCCATATAGGATTTTTTATAATGTATATTATGAAGATACCGATCATCAAACTTTTGATACTAGAGAATTTTCTAATAAAATTGTAAAAGTAATCGTTAGACAAAAATCTGATATTAAGAAGTTTGAAAAATTTATTGATAAGTTGTATGAGTCCAATGTAGCAGAACTAAAGATTGTAGAAAATTTTGTTATAGAAGAAGCAGAAGACTTTGAAGCATTTGAATCAGAGGATACTCTTTCTATTCTAAACAGATATATTCAAGAAGCAGAAATAAATCTTGATAAGTCAAGACTTCAAAATTTTATGAGGAAGACTTATCAAGAAGCATGTGAATTAATTTGAAATGTATATTCTAACAATCTATGGAAAAGAAACAGATGGTGCATATTCTGTAAATGATGAAGATGGTGAACAGATCCTTTATTTGTTTGATGAAGAGGATGATGCGATGAGATATGCTATGATGTTAGAAGAAGATGGAAGTCCTGAAATGCATGTTATTGAAGTTGAAGATGATATAATGATTAAGACTTGTGAGATACATGATTACAAGTACACTGTTATTACTAAAAATGACCTCGTAATTCCTCCAGAAGAAGCACATGATTTTATTTGAAAAAGTTCGTTGGAAAAATTTTCTTTCTACTGGAAATCAAAATACTGAAATTAATCTAACAAAACATCCTACCAATTTGATTATTGGTACGAATGGCGCTGGAAAGAGTACATTGCTTGATGCTCTTACATTTGCCCTGTTTGGAAAACCTTTTCGTAAAATTAATAAACCACAACTTATAAATTCAGTCAATGAGAAAGATTGTATAGTTGAAGTTGAGTTTAGTATTGGAAATACTGACTGGAAAGTAATTCGTGGTATAAAGCCAAATATATTTGAGATTCATAAAGATGGATCTATATTGAATCAATCTTCTGCTGCACTTGATCAACAGAAGTGGTTGGAGCAGAATGTATTGAAAATGAACTATAAATCTTTCACTCAGATTGTAATTTTGGGTAGTAGCACTTTTGTTCCTTTTATGCAATTGACTGCTACAAATCGTAGAGAGGTGATTGAAGATCTTCTTGATATTCGCATCTTCTCATCGATGAATAATTTGATTAAAGATAAGATTAGAGGATTGCGTGAAGAGATTAAAGTCTTAGATCTTAAAAAAGAATCTCTCAATGATAAAGTTAGAATGCAGAAAAACTTTATTGACGAGTTGGAACTTAGAGGAAAAGAAAATATTAAAAGTAAAGAAACTAAGATTCAAAATATCTTGGTAGAAGAAAATGACTTGATGAATAGTAATGGTATCATAGAAGAAGATGTATTCAAGTTGAATAAAGAAGTTGAATATGTTACGGGTGCTACTAGTAAACTTCGTAAGTTGGGAAACTTGAAAGGTAAGATTTCTAACAAAGTATCAACTATTACTAAGGAACATAAATTTTTCACAGAGAATACGGTCTGCCCTACATGCACACAGTCTATTGAGGAAGACTTCAGAATAAATAAAATTAACGACGCTCAAACTAAAGCAAAAGAGTTGCAATCTGGTTATAAAGAACTAGAGCAGGCAATTAAAGAAGAAGAAAATAGAGAGCGTCAATTTACTTTTCTATCTAAGGAGATTACTTCACTCACGCATGGCATTTCTCAAAACAATACTAAGATCGCTGGATGTCAAAAGCAGGTCAGAGATCTGGAATCGGAAATTCAAAGAGTTACCGAACAACTTGCAGATAGAAATATTGAAGATGAAAAGTTAGCGAATTTTCAGGACAGTCTA